TCCAGTTCTTCACCGCTCCGGTGAAGTGCCAAGTGGTCAGCATTCGAGAGGTACATGCAACCGCCGGCACTGATGGCTCTGCTGTTTCTGGTACGATTCGTCGATGCCAAGGCACTGAAGCTGCCACCGCTGGTGATGACCTGCTTGGCACCACCAAGATCGACTTCAAGGGCACTGCTTTTACCGAGCAGAAGTTTGATGCAGCCGATTCTGGTGAGCTGACCAGCACCACCGCCAACCTGACCCTGGAGGCTGGCGATCGTCTGTCTTTGGACGTCACTGGCACAACCACCGCGTTAGCTGGTGTGATCATCAGCGTGCTGCTTAAGCGCATCTGATGGGACTGTTCGCTTTCCGGCGAATGCGTGCATTGGAGGCTGCCTCTAAAGAGGTGGCCTTTTTTTCTACGCCAGAGCCAGCTAAGATAGAGCCAACACCAGAACCTAACAATGGCGATCGCCCTAGTCGCAACAGTCGGCGGAAGCACATCAAACACATACCAGACGCTAGCTGATGCGCAGGCCATCATCGATGGCCTTATCGAGGATGCTGATGTGACTGCATGGGCAACTGCTACCACCGACGCGAAAAACCGTGCGCTGTACACTGCTGCACAAAGGTTAGATCGTGAGCGGTATCTCGGTGCGCGATCTACTGACACGCAATCAATGCAATGGCCTAGGACAGGCGTGCGTAAGCCTGATACCTACATCAATACCTACGCGGTTGGCTTTCCATTTCGTATCACAACTGATTACTACACCGATACGGAAATCCCAACGCAGATCAAACAGGCTCAGGCAGTGCTGGCTGTCTTCCTAAACAACAACACCGATAGCCTTGGGCTTAGCGGCCTTGAGGATTACAACAGCGTGACAATCGGGCCTATTAGTGTTACAATGAATGCAAGCAGCCCACAGGCTGGAGCCGATAAAGTGCCTCCAATGATGGAGCGTTACCTGACAGGCCTTAGAATCAGTGGGCCTGGCAACATTTCAATTCGTAGGAGCTGACCCATGTCGTTGATTTCACCCGGCAGTGACGAGATCTTTGCTAGGCGCAGGACGGACGGCACCTACGCTGCCGGTATTGTCAGTGCTGGCTTCCGCACTGCTGTAACAATTACTAGGCCCAGTAACGCCACTGCGTACACTGCTGGTGATGTCGTTGGTGATACCGGCGGCAGCGCAATACTTACATTTAGCAACATGGGGCCGAATAGTGGCTATGTGCTAATTCAAAGCGCCGCATTAATTTTTAGTGATAGCGCAGTGCCTAGTGGTATGGGTAGCTTCCGCGTGCATCTTTACAGCGCATCTCCTACCGCAATTGCTGATAATGCTGCATATGATCTAGTGAGCGCAGATCGATCGGCATATATGGGATATTTTGATTTCCCGGCGCCTGTTGACTTTGGCAGCACACTCTATACGCAAACAGACTATATTGGCCGCATGATTAAGATGGCTACTAGTAGCACTACGTTTTACGTCCAGATTGAAACCAAAGGCGCATATACCCCAGTTAGCGCCAGCACCGTTGAGCTGCGTATTAGCACGCTTGAGGCTGGCCTCTGATGCGAGCGTTAGGCGCATCACGAACTAGCGTTACTTCTGGCGGAGTATTAGCCGGCAACTGGGCGCGTGATCCACTATGGAAAAATGCGCGTGCTGTTCCGAGTTTGGACTTACGTTTTGCTGAAAATAAATCACTGACTGATGCCAAGACTGGCGCCAGTTTAATCACCTTCACCCGCGCCAGCACCGGCACCTACGTCGGCAGTGATGGGTTGTTGCAGTCGGCCACCACCAACGAGGCACGCTTCGACCACAACCCGACCACGGGTGAAAGTCTTGGGTTGTTGGTGGAGGAGGCTAGGACGAACTTGAGTTTGTACAGCGAAGATTTTACTGATGCAAGTTGGACAAAAACAGACTGCACAATAACTGCAAATGACTCCACAGCCCCAGATGGTACAACTACTGCTGACTTGTGGACAAATACTGCAAGCCCTGGAACCATTAGTAATAGCATCGCAAAAGATACAACCAGTCGGACATACACTAGCTCGATTTGGGTTAAAGGCACCATGGCGCAATTTACAGTTACTCTTGACAACGGAGCGCCAGGTACTCGTGGACGAGTACAATACAACCTTTCTACAAATACCGTTGGCAGTGTATTTAACGAAGGATTTACAAGCACAAGTGGAACATTAACGCCTTATCCTAATGGTTGGGTTCGCTTGACTTTGACAACTACCACAAGTACTGGAACAACAATTCGTTTTAGGCCGTTTTTTAGTGGTACTGGATCAACTGTTCGCATTTGGGGTGCGCAAGTTGAGGAGGGAGCCTTCGCCACCTCCTACATCCCAACCACGACCGCAACCGTCACCCGCGCTGCTGATGTGGCAAGCATTACCGGAACAAACTTTAGCTCCTGGTACAACCAGACAGAAGGTACGTTTTTTGTTGATAGTAATCAAGCAAGTGTTACGGGAACCCTTAGAATGGTTTCCGCTAATGACAATACGAGCACAAATAGAATTAACCTTACCAGAACATCTTCCTCTGGTGGCAACATTAACTTTGTTGTTACCAATGCTGGTACTAATCAAGTTGCGGGCGTAATTTTAGGAAGCAGTCTTGCTGCCGGAACATCAAATAAAGTTGCTGCTGGTTACAAAGCTGCTGATTTTGGTGGTAGTGTTAACGGTCTAACTCCTGTAACTCAAAGCACTGGAACGGTGCCCAGTTCTTTAACACAATTAACTATCGCCAACGGAGATGCCCTGGGCGTGACACCAGTGAACAGCACCATCAAGCGCCTCACCTACTGGCCCACCCGCCTTGCCAACCCCACCCTCCAAGCCATCACCCAACCATGACGAAGTTCCTACGATTCCCCGATGAATCCGCCTGGCTTGCGGCTGCTGCTGAGGCTGGGTTCATGGTTGACGACGCGCTGGCCGCCTACACCCACGACCGTGCGATCGACGTGGTTGGCGAGATCGCTGGCATGGCTGGGTTCCATGTAAACTTCATCGGTGAGCTGCCAGAGGGCTGGGATGCGTTCCTAGTGACCCCTGAGCAGCCGTATAGGGTGTTTGCATAATGGCACTTGCGTCTTCGCTGCAAAAGACTGCATCCAAGCTGATGGAGAAGTTCGGCGGTGCATTAACATATCGCCGCGTCAGTGGCGGCGCTTATAATGCCAGCACTGGTGCAATTACGGAAACAACAACTGATTACAGCTTGCGCGGTGTATTACAAGATGTCAAGGCACGCGAAGTAAATGAACTGATCCAGGCTGGCGATAAGCGGCTATTCATTGCTGCAACTGATCTAGCGGTCACACCTAGCACCGCTGATCGGGTCATCATCAGTACCATTTCGCATCAAATCATTAACGTACAAACAATTGAGCAAGATAACCAGTCGATTACCTATGAATTGGTACTGAGGGCTTGATATGGCGGAAATCATCAAGCTAAGTGATTTTGGTAGGTTCAGCGAAGAGCAAGTGAATAAATTGCTGCGCGTTGTGGTATTAGAGACCGACCTAGAGCTAAAGGTGCAAAGCCCAGTTGATACCGGGCGATTCCGCATGAGCTGGGTTGTAGGAGAAAATACAACCGGCAACTATGATGCAGGGCCGCAGCAAACACCTGCGATGACGCGCACAACAGGTATCAACTACAACCCAGGCAGCGAGCGCGTTGGCAACTCTTATCACATCCATAACACGCTGCCATATGCAGAGCGCCTAGGTAATGGCCACAGCACACAGGCGCCGGCTGGATGGGTGGAGCTGATCGCAAGGCAGATGGCAAACCGCGCTAGGCAACTGGCGGATCATATCGGGAGGCAATCCTAATGGCTGCACTTGATCTTAATGCAATTCGCGCTGTAATTGAAGGCCGCCTAGCAACTGAACTAGCCCTAGCACCAGTGATACCTGTTGTGTTTCACAACATGGCATATACGCCAACACCTAGCAGCACTTGGGTGCAATGCTTAGTCAGCTTTGGCAACAACAACTACGTCACTATGGGTACCGGCGTAGGTGCCAGCAATAGTGTCATTGGTGTTGTGGTAATCAACATTTTCTCAGCTAAAGGCGTCGGTCCAGGTGCCAACCTTACCGTTGCAAAGAGAATCCGGGATTTGTACGTTAGAATCAATACATCAGGGGTTCGCTTTGATCCCCCAACAGGCCCAGAGGTGGTGGCCACGCCATCTCCCGAAGGGTACTTTCAAACCCAGGTCCGAATGACCTTTGAAACCTTCGAGGATCTCTAGCCATGGCCTTCTATCGCGGTGAGCAAGGTTCAGTCAAATTTGACGATGCCGGCTCTGCTAACACCACTATTGCCTCTACACGTTCATGGTCTATGACCATTGAAAAGGACGTGCTGGAAACGACCGCGCTTGGCGCCACCTATAAAGCCAACATCGGCGGCTTGATCGCTGGTAGCGGCAGTGTTGAGCTGATGTACACTGCCAGCAGCGCAGATGAAACTAAAGCGTTCATTACGGCCGCTAATACGGCAACCGATCAAGGCGTAGCATCCTTTGAGTTGTTCCTTGATACCACCGGCACCAAGAAGATCAGCTTTGTCGGTTTGATTACTTCAGCCGACTACGGCGCTACTGTTGGTGAGCTTGAGATTGTTACCTGTAACTTCGTGACCACCGGCACCATTACCACCTCAACCATCTAACCATGGCTTTTTATCGCGGCGAACAAGGCACTGTCTTTTTTGATAAGGACAGCAGCGGCGGCATCTCCGAAATTGCTGCCGTGCGTTCATGGTCTATGACCGTCGAGAAGGACGTCCTAGAGACCACCGCCCAAGGTGCTACCTACAAGGCTAATATCGGCGGCCTAGTCGCTGGTAGCGGCTCCATGGAGGTGATGTACGACGCACCTGGCGCCGGCGACAAGCTAGACCTAATTAGGGATGCCAACGTAGCCACCGATGAAGGCAACGCCTTTGTTGAGTTGTACCTCGATGAAACCGGCGGCAAAAAGATCACCGGCAGCATCGTGATTACTTCCACCGATTATGGTGCTACAGTAGGCGAGCTTGAAATGGTGACGATTAACTTCACCATGAACGGCGCCATCACGACATCGATCTAATGCCTGCCACAATCCGCCCCGTTGATTTGCTCGCCGGGGCTTTTGATCTCAACCAGCGCCGCCAGTTTAATATTAAGAAAGAAGATGGCAGCATCGTGCTGTCGTTGTATTTCAAGCCAATCACCCGCGCTGATCGTAAGCGTGCCACTGGCCTAGCTTCTAGCGAAGA